AATGGTTGTGGTCAATCACACCTACAAAGAAATTGGTATGTTTCCGAAAGATATTATTGGTGGTGGTACCGGTTCGTATTATTCAGCCGACAATATTTACATCCTTGGTCGCCAACAAGAAAAAGATGGCACCGAAATTGTTGGTTATAATTTTATCATCAATGTAGAAAAATCACGATATGTCAAAGAAAAATCTAAAATACCTGTTAATGTATCTTTTGATGGTGGGATTAACAAGTGGTCTGGCTTACTTGATATTGCACTTGAATCCGGCCATGTGGTCAAGCCATCAAACGGCTGGTATGCAAAGGTAAACCAAGAAACTGCCGAAGTTGGTGGTAAAGTGAGATACAACAACACACAAACCGAAGAATTTTGGTCTGATATTCTTACAAATAAGGCATTTGATGAATTCGTAAGGAAGAAATATGAAATCACTTATGGCAACATTATGGGACAAGCTGAAGTGGTGGAAGAAACCGAAGATGCTTGAAGAAGGTAAAGACTTTCATTACATTAACTTCAACAATTCTGATATAACAGGCATTGAATTATTGATGCCTGATTTTAAAGGTGTGATTTACCATTATGAAAAGGCTCAGGTTGTTGAAGAAGGTGAAATTGGTCGTTTGAAGTTTGGTTATATTATTGTGCATCCAGGTGAACACGACATAGACCACTTGAATGTGAACGAAAAATTTCATACAATTATGGGTGATCTGCTGACCCAAATCTTAATGGCTAAAATAGAAGATGAGAATAGAAACAACGATTCTAAAAAACTTAATATATTCTGAAAATTATACCCGTAAAGTATTGCCTTTTATTCAATCCGAATATTTCTCCGATAACAAAGATAGAACACTTTTTAAATTCATAGCCGAGTTTGTCAATAAATATAAGACACTGCCTACTCATGAAGCACTAGTGATTGACCTCGGTGAATCTAAATCTCTGAGTGACCAAGAACTAAAAAATGCCGTAAGTTTGCTGAATGAAATACATGATAACAGGAATGAACCAACCGAAATACAATGGCTGATTGAACAAACCGAAAAGTTTTGCCAAGATAAGGCCATTTATAATGCCATCATGGAATCGGTTTCAATACTTGATTCTAAGAACACTAACAAAAACAAAGGTGAAATTCCTAAACTACTCTCAAATGCGCTCGGTGTTTCTTTTGATTCTCATATTGGTCATGATTATATTAATGACTACGACTCCCGTTTTGATTTTTACCACCGACAAGAAACAAGGATACCATTCGACTTAGAATTGTTTAATACAATTACTAAAGGTGGGTTGCCAAATAAAACTCTAAGTATTTGTTTGGCGGGCACTGGTGTTGGTAAATCTATGTTTATGTGTCATGTGGCTGCGTCTTGTTTGTCACAAGGCCAAAATGTTCTGTATATCACACTTGAGATGGCCGAAGAACGAATTGCTGAGCGTATTGATGCTAATCTTTTGAATGTTACAATGAATGAACTCCATAACATGACAAAGATGGAATATGACCGTAAGTTTGAATCTCTAAGAAGTAAAACTCATGGCAAACTTATCATCAAAGAATATCCAACGGCTGCAGCAAATGCACTACATTTCCGTGCCCTTTTGAATGAACTACATCTGAAAAAGAATTTTGTACCACAGATTATCTTTATTGATTATTTGAATATTTGCTCATCGGCACGAATTAAACCTGGTTCAAATGTTAATTCTTATTCTTATATCAAGGCTATTGCTGAAGAACTTCGTGGTTTGGCTGTAGAGTTTAATCTACCTGTTGTTTCAGCGACACAAACAACAAGGTCTGGTTTTACCAATTCTGATCCAGGCCTTGAAGACACTTCAGAATCTTTTGGTTTGCCTGCGACTGCCGACTTTATGTTTGCTTTGATCTCTACAGAAGAATTAGAACAGTTGAATCAAATCATGGTGAAACAATTGAAGAATCGTTTTGCTGATCCAAACTATAACAAACGATTTGTGGTTGGTGTTGATAGAGCCAAGATGAAGTTGTATGATGTTGAACAATTGGCACAAACTGGTATTATTGATTCAGGTCAAGATGATACGCCGCTAAATACTTTTGGTAACCGTGAAGGTAAATTCAATAAGAAGTTTGAAGGTTTTAAAGTATGAAATTGACAAAAGACCAGGCACTTCATTGCGCTGAAGTGTTTTCTAATTATTTTGATAGATTCCAACGAATTGATGACTACATTCGTGACCAGAAACTAAACTCATTGTCAAGCCGACCAGCAACTCTACCTGGCATGGGACCTGAAGAAGATTTGTTTTCTGATTTTACGATGCACCCCAATGACATGAATCTGGAGTTGGTTGAACTACCACAAGACACATGGGACATTTATTTAAATATGATTTCTAGTCACGCCAATATGACAAGTATTCCTGGTCGATGTTTTCGTTTGGCTGTTTTAGAAAAGAACACAAAGAAATGGGTTGGTTTTATTCGTCTTGGTTCACCAGTTATCAATATGAAACCAAGGCATGAACTTCTTGGTGGCACATTCACTCAAAGTAAAGAGATTGCAACGGCCTTCAATCATACATCCATCATGGGATTTGTAATTGTACCTTCGCAACCCTTTGGTTTTAACTATCTTGGTGGTAAGTTGTTGGCTTCCATTTGTTGTTCACATTGGGTTCGTGACCAGTTGAATAAAAAGTATGACATGAACACCTGTTTTTTTGAAACCACCAGTCTTTATGGTACATCTAAATCATCTTCACAGTATGATGGAATGAAACCTTATTTGAGATTCAACGGTCTTACCGAGTCGGAGTTTCTACCAATGATGCATGGTAAACCATATGAAGACCTAAGAAATTATGTTGAAGGCATCGTTGGAGAACTGGTGCCACCTGAGGCCTCTAGTCGCAAACTGAAAATATCCAACAAGATTATCAGTATGACCAAAATAGGTCTCAAAGGTCAACCAGAGTATGAAAAGTTTATGACCACCATCAATAACGCACTGGCCTTGACAGAGAAGAAACGATATTATTACTCTAACTATGGATACTCAAATTTCGCTGATGTGGTTATGAGACGGGCTGATAAACTGATACCAGACAAAGAAAACTACGATAAGTTTCAACTAGAGAACATCATTAACTGGTGGAAGAAAAAAGCCTCAAGTCGCTACGAAAATCTAAAGGCTGAAGGTCGTATTCGCACTGAAATTGAAGTCTGGACTGGCGAAAAAGAGCTTGATATAATTCGGTAACTTGATAGGATAAATACTCCAATCAATTAGATGGAGGTATGAATGGCTGACTCACCAAAAGAAGGCGAAGCCGCTCAAGCATTATTTTGCGCTATAGCTGATGCTTTGGGATCAACTAAAGTACAAAAAGAATTTATTTTAAATAAATTACCAAATTATCAAGTTTTCAAAAAGCATTATGGCAAAATAATAGATGAGGCCTATAAAGGCACCGACATGCCACAAATAACATTAAAACAAATAGAAACATTTTTAGAAGAATCTGATGGTTGGTATGAATCATCTTTAAATATAGCTAAAAAATTAATGGAAGATATTACTGATATTAGTGGTAAATTTAGTAAAATTAAAACTCCAAAATTGCAAGATATTGTATATGTTCGTGGAGGATCAAAAGAAAAAGGACGGCAAGCTAATGCCATGGAAAATATAGCAGCACTATTTGATATAGCTAATAAAAATGAAAATAATTATTTTGGAGACATTAATAAATGGAGTCCGGCTGACATTTACTTTGTATCTAAAAAAGCTAACATGGCCATTTTAGAAGCTGTAGAATTAGCTTCCAGTAAATTATCTAAATCTTATAATTTTATTGATTTAAATAAATTAACATCAAATCTAGTTGATAGTGGTGATTTGTTGCCATTATCTCTGAAAAAAGCGGAAAAAGAAGTTCACCTAGTTAAAGTTAATTTTAAAAGATCGGATGAAGAAAAATATCTTGGTGATATTAGTTATTATGGTGTAAGTGATTGGAGTAAAAAATATACAAGAGAAAAACCAGTAACTCGTGATATTAAAATATATTTTAGTCAAGATAAAAAAGATAAATTAAAAATTCGCCATGATCCATATAGTTCTAATTATGGTGTAAATAAAGCAGTTAAATGTGAAATTGAAGTTACTGGCGCTGGAGGCCGAGGAGGATCTGTTGTTGGAATACCATTAATATCACAAATTATATCACAAGTTGATAGTGAATTTGGTTCGGAACTAAAAAGAGCTTTTGATTCAGGGATAAAAAAATATTCCGATGAGTTAGAAAAAACGAATAATAATTTCAAAGTTAAATCGGGAACTAAATTAAAAAGTCCAGCAAAAGAAATGTATGATGAAGAAAGAGCTATTTTAAGTGCTCTTTATGTTTCTAATGCTATCATGCCAGTTATCTATGATTGGTTTAAGTCTAACGAAAAAGATAAAAAAAGAAACGCATTAAACGGTAAAGTTGTTCAAAAGTTTATAGAATATACCTCCAGTAGAACAGAAAAATCAGGTCGTTTTGTAATCGCAAAATAAAGTATAGTTAAAATGAACACTTAGAAGACAATTAGTATGTTAAAGTATTTAGCTCAAAATGGAAAAATTTCAAAAAAACATAATTTAAAGATAACATATGTTTAATTTTAATCAGTTTATAGGAGGAACGCAAGGTGTAATTCTAGCCGAAGAAAAAGACGGCAAGAATTTGCACCTTGAGTAATGAACACCTTGAAGACAATGTTCTAAATCGTGGCATTAATGGTGCTCGTGAGTCTATTAATTTTCTTCGTTCGCTTCGTGATATGTTAGCTGGTCATGCACAATCAAAGACCAATGTAACTACAAAATGGGATGGTGCACCTGCTGTTATTTGTGGTGTCAATCCAGATAATGGTAAGTTCTTTGTTGGCACCAAATCAGTATTCAATAAAGATGGTAAACTGAATTATACCGATGAAGATATTGACCGTAACCATCCTGGTGAAGGCCTGAATGATAAATTAAAAATGGCTCTTGCGTATCTACCAAAACTAGGTATCAAAGGTATCATTCAAGGTGATATGATGTTTACAAAAGGTGATATAAAGAAACAGGCCATTGACGGTCAATCTTATATTACTTTTCAACCAAATACGATTGTGTATGCTGTGCCTTCTGAAACACCCATGGCCAAAAAGATGTTAGCCGCACAACTTGGTATCGTGTTTCATACCACATACAATGGTCGTTCTATGGACTCTTTGAAGG